ATTAATTCATCAGTTATTTGAAAAATTAGAAAATTTTTTAATTTTTATATTGGATAAATTTGGAGCTGGTCAGCAATTAAAGGATTTAACTATGAGATGTTTTTCGTATTTGGGATTTGGAGACAAACACCTAATACTAAACAAAATGAATGGCTTAAGAATAGAGGCTGAAAAGGATCAAAAGAAACTTTTGAAATTCTCTTTCTGTGAAGTGGCGTTACAAATAAATAAAAAATATGAAGAATGTTCCACTTTGTCAGATTGGAAAAGAAAGTGTGGTTCTGTTAAAGATGAATGCGATAAATGGGAGAGATTTATGAAAATAGTTCGCTCTAATTTAGATACCTCTAGACAAGAGCCTAATTTATTTGTATTTGAAGGTCCGCCTAATGTGGGAAAATCTATCTTTTTAAATCAGGTAGTTTCCTCATTAGGTTGGAGTTGTTATGGACATTTAGTACCTGATGTTAACGAAGGAAGGGATTTTTATGATAGTTATAATAATGAAGATGTGTTTTTTATGGATGATGTGGGACAAAAAGGAGTGAGTCAATGGAGAACAATGATTAACATGGTTTCTTCAGTAAAGTTACCTTTGGATTGTGCAGAAGCCAAATTAAAAGACACCAAATTTTTTAATAGTCATACTATATTAGCAACAACTAATTCTTTTATGAATATTCAGAGCGTTATGCGCACTGACGGTATAGCCGATATTAGAGCGCTGTGGCGAAGAGGATTCGTTTTTGATTTCTCCGAAGTTAAAAGAGAAGAAGGAATGTTCTCCGGCACTATTAAATTTCGATATTACAATAGTGCTGAGGGTAGATTTATACATGGATTTCCCTCTTACTTTAAATATTCGTTACCCCCTAGTGTAGAATTAACAGGTGATGATTTGTTTCATAACGCTCGTGTGTGGATGGGAGCTATAATTAAAGGTTTTCGTATTTTAAAAGAAAAAATGAAATGTAGTTATGAATTAACACAAAGTATGAAAGACATGACTAATAACGACATAGATAATTTATTAGAAGAGTATCACGATATGGAAGCCCAAGGCTTTTTGGACTCGGTGGTTATGGGAGTTGGTTTGTATTATGGAATAGTAGGAGCTAGAAGGATAACTGATCTTTTATGGTCTGAGTTTGAGGAGTGGCAGTATATTTTCAATAAATCGTTTGAAAATGATCCAAATATGACAAGGGATGAAAAACAGGATGTTAGAGATTATCAAAAAAGTCTCTTTAATAATAAGCTAGATTTTTATTCTCAACTATTATTTGGTTTTGGTATAATATGCTTTTGTTATTCTATATATCTTGCTATAGATGAATATACCACACATGGAACCTGGAATGGCGTTCCTGTCAATCCCAAACCTTCTTTTAAAGGGGAAGGTGTAGAATTGGCTGGTGATTTTTCTTCCGTTCACAACTCTGTTAAGTTAATAAAAAATCATGTATTTGAGTGTGATTTACAAGGACCTGATGAAGAAGTAGTATCCTGTTGTACTTTAGTGTCTGGTAGGTTGTTAATTTTACCAGAACATATGAATATGGGCAATCAAATGAAAATAAAAATTTATAAAGACAGAGCATTGAATCATGTTTTAATAGAGTGGATGACCATCTCTGTTTTATACAGTAATTTAGAGGAAGATGTTTGTATATTTGAATTACCTGCAAGATATCCAAATCCATTTAAGAGTTTATCTAATTGGATAGATAAAGATGTCCAAGGTAAAGAGGAAGAGTATTTGGTTACTCCTTGGGGTTTCCACGCGATTCAAGTAGGGAAATCCGTAGGCTCAGTTCTGGAGTATGTTTTTAAAACACAAACTCAGAATAGAATTTTAAAAGCAAAACCAGAGTACTTTCTGTATGATGTACAAAATCCAGGTATGTGCGGT